AATGATTAAGCAGAACTTTGGCTAAATTGGTAGTACAAAGTTTTTACTCCCTCTTCGTGCGCATATAGATATAATGTATTAATATCTTTAGCCGAAACCGATGGATGTATCATTAAATTTAATGACTGTGATTGGTCGATATATTTCTGTCTTTGTGCTGCTTGTAGAATAAGTTCCTTTGGCGAGATTTCAATAAATGATTTAAAAACTGCTTTAGTTGGAAAATCTAAATGTTGAACTGATCCGTCCTTCTTTAAGATACTTTCCCATACTTCTGGTGTATTTAAACCATATTTGTCAAGTTCTGCCTCTAAATGCGCATTTTTGAAAATAGTTTTCGACTTAGCCAAATCTTTAATAAAATAATTTGATTTGATCGGCTCAATACCCATACTAACTTGGCCATGGATAAATGAACTACTTTTAGTTGGTGCAATTGCAATTAATGTAGTGTTAGCAAAACCTTCTCTGATTGATCGGTAACCCAACTCATCATGAAGATATTTTGATGCTAGTTCGCTCTTTTCTTTTAAGGTTCTAAAGATTTCTGCATTTAACATTTTTGACTGTAAAGAATCAAATTCAATTAGCTTAGATTGGAATAATGAATGGTATCCAAGAACTCCTAATCCTAATGCTCTGTGTTGTTCAGCGAATCTGTGTGCTCTTGACATACCTGGCATGTTGTATGATTTCTTTACGAATTCGTCCATTACCGCATTTAAGAACATTGTATAAACTTCGATTGCGTCTGTATCTTTAAGTTCTTCCCAGTGTAAAAGATTAATAGATCCTAAACAACAAACAAAAGAATTAAAACTGTCGGTTGGTAATTGAATCTCAGAGCATAAATTACTAGCTGTGATTTCCAAACCTAATTCTTTGTATGGTGAATTGTTATTGGTATTATCTTTAAACATAATGTAAGGAAAACCAAATTCATTACGTCTTTGAATAACTTTAGCCCAGATTTTACGTTTGTCTGGATCTCCAGCTTTCATTTCAGCAATCCATGCATCAGTAACAGTAACTCCATATTGTAAATTTTGAATAGGATTTCCTTCTGTTCCAATATCTAAGAATTCTAAAATATCATTATGTTCAACTGGTAGCCATGCTGCGCATGCTCCTCTTCTTGCTTCAGATTGTTTGCAAACATCGACTGTAGTATCGTACATTCTAGCATAGTGGACTGGTCCATCTGCTGTTCCTCCTGTCGAAATCTTTGCTCCTCTTTCTCTAATATTTCCTAAATAAATGCTGGTTCCTCCACCATATTTAGACATCATTCCTATTTCTCTGCTTGCATTTAAAATACTATCTAATGTATCATCAACATTACTTCCGTAGCAGCTGATTGGTAGACCTTTGTCTTTTCCAAAGTTGATCCATACTGGAGTTGAAAGACTGTAAAATCCGCGAGCCATATAGTCCTCGAACTTTTTAGCAAATCCTTCAATTTTTAAATACTTTTCGGCTTTATTTGCAATATCTTTAATTCTCTGTTCCGGTGATTCTGTAATATAACCTCTTGACAAAAAGGTTCTACTATTCTCGTTTAGCCAATAGTATTTATTGTATTCCATTCCTTATTTAATTGTTTTTAAGTTTTAAAATAAATCATCTTCTGTGATGCTTTGGCTCTTCTTGTTATAATCAATTTGCTTCTTATAAAAGAAATCGCCTTCTTTTGTTGAAAGAATTTCAACGTCAAACCATAATGTCTTTTCGATTTCAGAGAAATCTACTTCGAATACTGGTTTCATACCAATTCTAGCTAGAGAATTGTTAAATCTGTTTTGAATAAAACTCTTAATAGTATCTTTTGTTAAGAAACTTAGTTCACCCTTTTCAAAGATCCAGTCTAAGATTTTACATTCAGCAATATAAGCTTTTTTACAAGCTGAATCAATTAATTGTTCGAATTCTTCGTCGAACCATTCTGGGTTTTCTTCTTTGATAATGTTAATAAGTTCAGAACCGAAATTACCATGAATTTCTTCTTCTTTTGAGGTAGCTTCAACGACATTTGAAATTCCTTTGAAAAGATTTTTCTCTTTATTAAAAGACATCATAATCAAAAATTGGCTAAAAAGGCTGACATGTTCAATGAATAGAGAGAATAAAAGCACCGATTTGGTATACATTTTATTGTCTTTACTTCTTGTACCGTCTAGATATTTAGACAAATAGGCTATTCTGTCCTTAATTGCTGGAATTTCAACGACATGCATGAATTCCTCTTCTAATCCTAAAATTCTTAAAAGTCTAGCATACGCATCTTTGTGTCTTACTTCAGATTCGGCAAATGTCATTCCAACATCTCCAATTTCTGTAATTGGCATTCTTTTGTAAAGATCTGCCCAAAATGTTTTTACATTTACTTCGATTTGTGCGATCGCAAGCATAGATCTTTTAATAACCTCTCTTTCATCGTCCGATATTTTTGTTTTAAAATCATCAATGTCTGTTGTGAAATTAAACTCGGTGTCGATCCAGTATGAATGACGTATTGCATCCTTATATGCCAGAAGGGAAGGATATTCATAGGGAAGAATATTAACCCTTGGCATAAATATATTTTTGTTCATAGTGTTATTAGTTTGAATTTTGTTGGAGGTATTATATATTTCTTTAACAGCCTAGACGCTTCTAGATTCTGCAAGTTTTTTATAATATTCTGACTTTTCGAATAGCTGGTAAGAAGTTGACTTATACTGCTTTCGTTTGTTATATAGGTCGGTAAGAATTTGTTTTAACATCGAGTCTTCTTTGTTATAAACAACTCCATTCTCGCAAACAATTACATTTTTATCTTTTCTGCGTTCTTCGATTTTTGCAGCAGTTACCTTTTCAATATATGAATCCGGTGAGATATTAAACTGACGCATGATTGAAGGATATAGAGACGCAAAGTCAAATGCACTTACTCCAGCATAGAAACCAACTTTAGGTTCTTTAACAAATGCTCCAGCAAATTGTGTATCTTTTACACCATCATCTCTTTGCTCAGTACCGATTCTTAGTCCATCTTCTGCCATTTTTCTGGCGATTAAGGCTTCAGTTACAGCAACCGGAGAGGCTGCTTTATAAATTGGCATTCTAGTAATATTTGCCAATGTTAAAAGAACTTCCATTGATTTTAATTTTTGGTCAATGAAATAAACCAGCACTGAATCGACTACGTTATAATATACATACTTTTTAAAATCATCTCGATACAGGTCTTGTAAACCTCCGTTATATTTGATTTTTCCAATACCAAGAACTTGTCCAGAAACATAATCAAGCGAGTTAGATTCTTTTACTTTTACAGTTCTATCGTACTTATCATAAAGTTGCATGTAATCTAGAATTCCCATGTGAAGAGGTCTAGAATCTGTTGAATCGAGTGCTTTGGTGATTGCTGATTCAGCGATATCGATTTGTAAATGTTTACAACGATTAACAATATATTGCCAGTCATAGTTAATAAAGTTCCAACCTGACATCATTGGGAATTTAGGCATGAATTTATACAGGAATGTATAAACCATATCATATTCTGTTTTGAACTTTATATATTGAAAAGTCCAGTTAACTCCAAATTGTTTAAAATAATCATTAGTATCTTTTTCAATCTGGGAGATTTGCTCAGCATCAAGGTCTTCTAAACCTAATACAATTGTTTTTCCGTTTGGCGTAATGATAGAGAATGTTAAGATACGAGATTTTGCTTCTTCTGCTCTTGGAAAACCATCAACGATTTCTGTTTCAATATCGACAAAATAAGTCTTTGGCATATTGTATGCATATATCTCTTCTTTGTCCTTTTCAGGGAGACTATCCATAAAATATACTAATGAAAATTTATTAAACTGACGAGAATTTTGTAATTTAACTGATCTTCCGTCCCAGTTTTTAACTTTGGTACTTAAATCTCTTTCTTTGGCGTCGCAAACTGCCCAGTTTTGGTATTGTGGAATTGGGTATCTTTTAAATGCTACTTCTCCGGCTGGATTGTAGTATGAAACCATTATTTCTTTATCTCGTTGCTCTATGTCTAATAACATTCAGTTTGTATTTATATGGTATTAATATCCTCTAGCTTGTCTTTGTTTATTCTCTTCTGCTTTTGCAAAATAATAATTGTAAGCTGTTTTTGCATCTAATCCAATTGAAGATGCATAGTTAATAAAGAAGTGTAGAATGTCTACCCATTCCATATACAATTCTTTCTTATCGTTTTCAGATAGGTCAGAGATTTTCATGTTCTCATATTTCTTATGAGCAGTTTTCCAGTATTTCCATACTGCATTTCCATCTCCATCTTTAATACCACCAAGAGCATCAGTCATCTCGTGAATTTCATCAACTACTGCATGTGTATTAACATGCCAAAAGTTCATAATATCGCGGATAGACATTTCATCAAAATTAAACCCATAAGTTTGTTGTTGCATGATTTTCTGATTCTCCATAATGTCAGCTAAATGTGTAGTTGACTTGTCATAGAAGTTAACAACTTCTAAATCTTTGCATTCGTTGTCTATGTTTGCCATATCGTTTATTTGATTATTATATTAGAAAAGAGCGTTTTGTTCAAAGTTATTATTAAAAAAATAATCCATTAGAGAAGTGTCAGCTCTTGCAACTTTTCTTCGATTAATTAGATGTGGGTTACTTCTTAGTCGGTAATAAACTCCATACTGACAAAGTCCTACTTCGCAACCGTATGTTTTTAAATCGTCTTGCTCGTCTTGGAAAATCTTCTTGCCATTTACTTCGACATTATGGGTTGATTCATGCAGAGGAATATCTCCAATTAAGTCCTTATAGTTCTCTCTAAACCAAATTACCCTGTCACCGTATGGAATATTACAATCTTCGCCAAACATTAAGTCTAACGTAAATCTAGCTCCTGGTCCTGGTACGCAGAATCTTTCGTCATGATTAACATTGATTCTTGGATTTACCGAATTAGACGTTGAGCAGTGATATCCGTAGTACTGTCCTACACCTTCTAGCGAGGACATAATTTCATACATCTCGCTTAAAGAGTTAACCTGGGCCATCCTTCCAGTGATTCCTCGAGGTATAAATGACGCTACCCATAATAAAATATTAATTTTATGAGCATCTCGTTCCTGGTTTCTAGTCTGAGCAACGTAAGTATTGGCTGCGCCAAATAAACTTGTACGTAATTCAGTACTACCGTAGATCGGCAAACCTAAAGAAACTGCGTCTTCTAAATTCTTGCGAATTTTATTTTCATATTCTCTGTCGACTAAAAGTCTTTCAAAGTCAATAAGAGCTGTTTTAGGATTTGGATCTCTTGTTAGAATCTGGTGAATTCCACGAGCTCCGTAAAAGTGAGAAATAATTGTATTGCAGATAATATTGTCCATTGAGATTGGAGCATATACAATATTCTCCATAATATATCTCATACGGTCATCTAGAGTAATTTGTGGATGGAAGTATTCTACTGTTTCTCCTAACGCATCATCTCCACCGCTATCATAAGTATCGAGAACACCCATATTGTAGAGAGCTCTTTCGTTAACTTTGTTAAAGAATCTACCGATATCTTTAACGACTTCCATATTTACCCTATCTCTCATTTTTAATTTTTATTTTGTGAACCAGCAATCGTAACCTGCTACGCTTTGAAATACGATTAATTCCTTAACGTGTTGTTTTGGATATAGAGCTGATAATCTTTCTAATGTAGGCTGAGCATATTGTTTAACTTTACCCATGTGTAATTCTACAAATAGGGCTTCTGGTTGATATGCTTCTACAAATTCGATAATTTGATATTCTGCTCCTTCAATATCAATTTTAATAATATCTGGTTGATATTTCTTTAAGAGCTCGCTAATGTGGATGTTAATAACTTCATCATAGTCGGTAAATTTGCTACGTTTCATAATAGAAACTGAGCAGTGTGCCTGTTGGCTATTACCTTTATAGATTCTAATAGAAGGTGCTGTACTATCCGATACTGCAGCATGAATTATAGTTGCTTTAGGCTCGTCTGCAAAACTTTCTGCCATTTTTTCGTAATTGCGAATATCGCATTCTACAGTATAAACTGCTTTGGCTCCTCCGTCAATTGCTACTTTAGTAAAACCTCCAACATTTCCACCTAAATCTAAACAAACTTTATCAGTAAAGTCTATTTCTGGTGTCATGTAATTGGTAATACAGTCAACGATCATGTTTTTATCAACTGATTCCGTTGCATTCAAATACTTAATGTATTTTCTCTTTAATTCTCTTTGTACTGGTGTTAACATATTCTGTTATTTTTCTACTAAGTTTGATACTATATGAACTATATCTAGTTCTGGATGCGCTTGTTTAATTACTGCCATTTGAACCTCATCATCTTCAAAGAATCTAACAACTTCAATTCCATCTTTTTTCAGATCAGAAATTGTTTTGGCTTTATGTTTTCCAGAAAAGATTCTAGCTTCTACGGTATGGTCTCCTCTTTCTGCTAATGTCATTTGATTAAAGAAAACATTAGTGGAGATATTAAGTTCTGCTAGTTTTTCAAAAACGTAAGGTGCCTCTTCTTGGCATCTACCTGTTATGATAACATCATCACTCCATCTTGGTCTAATACCAAGGGAAACTACTCCATCAAAATCGTATGCGTATATTTTATGTGTCATTGGTTTAAATTTTAGCCATTTCCTGAATACTGACATGCTTGTAAATTAAAAAGATGGAGAATTGCTTCTCCATCTTAGTGTTTGTGAATTAAGCTTTAACTTGTTTAGCAGTAACCTTTGTTAGTTTGCGGTGAGCTAATGCTTCGCATTCTTGAACGGCATCTGTAAACATCATTTGCTGAGGTGGTGTTTTTTGAGTGAAAGCAGAAGGACCTCTTAAGGCTCCAACTATTCCCATTTCTCTTGCTACTCTTAAGTAACGAAGAGCGTCAATTACAACTCCTGCAGAGTTTGGAGAATCTTGTACTGAAAGTTGAGCATCAAAGATTACTGGTGCTCCACCAAATCCTTCAAGTTCTAAACGGAAGTTAGCAACTTTATTATCTCCATAATATGAGATATACTCAGAAGGACCAGCATGTAGGAATGAACCTTCGGTTGCGATTCCACGTATTTCGTTTTGAGCACGAATTACGTTTTCTTTAGAAATCTTTTTAGATTTCAAACGGGTTTTGTCTTCCATATTCAAGAAGTCAGTGTTACCACCAACGTTACGTTGAATGTGTGCTTTTACAACATGTCCTCTTTCGAATGCAAGTTCTTGTAACATTTGAGACAAGATAGAAGCACCAAATTGAGAACGCATATCATCACCAATTAATGGAATACCTGCGTCGATAAAACGTTTCTCCCATGCTGGATCAGATGCAATAAATACTGGAATACAGTTTACTAAAGAGATTCCAGTTTCTAGGCAGATTTCAGCCCAAAATTCTGTAGCATTTTGAGAACCTACCGGTAAGTAGTTAATCAATACTTCTACTTCATGCTCTTTTAATTGAGCAATAACTCTGTCTTTCCAAAGACGAGACTTTTTATCAGTCCAGTCAGTACGATTCATTTCTGTTGTATTTCTTAAATCTTCAGAAACTAAGAAACGATTTGCTTCTGGATATGCATCCAT